GTCTAGCTTAACAGCGGATAAATTTAACTTTTGACAAACGGGCAGTCACCATGAATATCTCTCAGCACATTTTTGATTTATGCAGGAAGATTAAACGACCAAATACGTATGTTGCGCTGGGTATTGGGTTGTGCATTGTGGCACCTATCATTCACCGATGGTATAAAAGAATTTTGCCTCGAAAAGTAACAAAATTAGTGGAGCAAACTATTGCGGATGTGGACCAAGTAGATAGCGTTGATGCCATGTATCTACCTAATGGAGACGTCTTCAAAGGTGGCAAATATATCTCTTCCCTTGTTCAGGAAGCGAAAGCCGAGTTTGGACCACTCAAAAGACTGGAGGCGAACCGTCTGATGGTGAGGAAGTTTCTACTGGATAAGATGACAAGTAGAAAGATGAGACCCACTCATATCGCCAATTACTTAGATATAGCTGTAAGTATGGTGTTTATCCCAAGTGCGAGTGAAATAATTGCACATCAGATAAATGCGACGAGCATCGCAATAGAGAGGGACTCGATGGTGGTAGGAAGGTGGTACACCCCATTTGGCTACTTTAGCCGAATGCGGTGTTTCACAAATAAATGAGGGTGCCTGAGCGCACTCACGGGGGTTGAAGCTCGTGATTTACATGAGTCTCACCCCGCTTTGACCGTGAGTAAGCGCGCAGGACTCAAAACGCCAGTCAGGGCGTTTTACCAGGTGGTTGGTTATTCCCCTCCGCACAACTACCTTGTTCATAATTCATCAATCAACAATCTGGTCCGGGGTGTTGTCACACGTGTGTTATCTCGAGTCGACAAGCCTACACCCAAACCCCTGGTGGGAATCTTTAAGAATCTTTCCTATTTTGGACGCAAGATCGTTCGGTGTTTTCCATCGACCACCCCTGTAACACGAGATCAGTTCGTCTCTTTTTACTCGGGTCGCAGGAAAGCACTTTACGAGAAGGCGGCTGAGTCTCTGCTAGGCACAAGCATTACTCAGCGAGATGCAAAGATTAAGGCTTTTGTGAAAGCTGAATTTATTAATTCAGACGAAAAGCCTGATCCCGATCCCCGTGTCATTTCCCCACGGGATCCCAGATACAATGTGGAAGTCGGGAAGTTTTTGAGACCGATAGAACACAGAATCTTTAAAGCTATTGACAAGATTTTTGGTGGTCCTACGGTGCTCAAAGGGTACAACGTTGAGGAGTCAGGTAATATTCTGCATATGAAGTGGAAGGCGTTGAAAAATCCAGTGGCAATTGGATTGGACGCCAGCAGGTTCGACAAGCACGTCAGTCAAGATGCTCTTAAATGGGAACATAGTGTGTATAATTCCATATTTAAAAGCAGGGAGCTCCGTAA